AGGTAATTCGTCGACTGCTGGACGTCAGTAGCCGAGATTTCGGCGATTGTTTGCGCCTGCTTGTTGTAAAGGCCTTGCAGGAATTGGGCGTAGTTCAGGGCTTGGGTGGTGTTTTGGTCAAGCGTTTGCACCACTAGGACACGTTCGGGGGTTGTGCCAGAGATGACTTGTTGCCCGATGAGGCCTTCGGGCTCGACGCGGGCCGCGGTCCAATAGTTGTCGGCCGCCGAGTCAAACACGATTTTGTCGTAGCGTTGGGCATAGCCGGTCGGGTTGTCGTCGGTGAAGCTGTAGATCGTGGTGCTGCCGCGCCAATTGTCGCGCCCGATTAGCTCGATCTGAACTGGCGTCGTAACGCCACCAAACTCGACGATGAAGCCGTATTCGGTCGTGTTGAGTTTGTTGAGCAGCTCTAAGGCGTTGCCGGTGTAAGTCTGGGTTGAGACGAGGCTGCTGGTGTTGCTGGCGAACACGTCGATGCCGGTGGCGGTGGCGATTGCGTCCACCTGGTCAATAATGCTGGTTGAGCTGAGGTTGACGTTGGCGATGGTGATGCGGCCTAGTTCGGCGATGCTTGACTCGGCGGTGACGGTGATCGTGTCCTCATCGGGCACGAAGCCGTAGTCGATCCGCACGTCGGTGATGCGGCCCACGAACGTGGTGATGTTGTTGATCTTGGAATAGATCTCGTTGCCCATCAGCACAAGGTCGGGCGAGCTGGTTGAGATGCGCCCGGTGTAGGTCATGCGGGCCGCCGCAAAAGGGTCAGTCAGAAATGGCCGTGTGCGGTCGATGCTGATTGTTTGCACGTTGTTTTGGCTCTGCCAGGTGCCCAGCGTGTCTTTGATGTAGATAAAGGCGCTGGTCATGACGCGATTGTGATCGGTACGGATCCGTTGATCCTCATGTAGCGGCGGAGCGCGTCGACGACTGCGTTGGGGTCGCCGCCGTTGACGTTGATCGTGACGTTTCCGCCCATCTGACCCATGCGGTCGAGCGGCACCACAGCCTCTGGGCCCGCTTCGCCCACCAGGGCGAGCGTCGGTTGCATGACGAGGCCGCCGTTGGCGAGTTCTGGGATGTTGGGTACGTCGAAGCCTTTGCCGCCGAGCCCCGGCACCCAGGACGGGATTTTGAACGACAGTTTGCCGATGGTGTTGTTCCAGGCTTTGGCGATCGTGTTGAACATCGTCTTGTAGACGGTGAGGTATGCCCCGACGGCTGTTTTGATGGCGTCGACGGTGCCGGTGAACGCGGCCTTGAGGGCTTTGCCGATGCTGTCAACGATGTCGCGGAAAGGTTCGAATTTCTTGTAGGCGACGACGATCGCGGCTCCGATTGCCACGATGGCGGCGGTGGCCAGGACGATCGGGTTGGCTGACATGGCGAGGTTAAATGTTTTTTGGGCGACTGTGGCCGCGGTTTGGATGACTGTCCAGGCCTTCATGGCGGTATTGGCGATGAGGACGGCAGCCGAGATTGCGCCGAAGCCGACGCCCAGCGCCACAATCAGGTCGGTGTTTTCCGCAACAAATTTGGCAAGGTCTTCGAGGTAGGGCAGCAGTTTCTCGATGATCGGGATAAGGGCCGCGCCGATCGACTCTTGGGCTTCGCCGATTGCTGTCTGCATCCGCTTGAAACGCCCTTCGGCTGTCTCGGCTGCCGCGGTGGCGGCCCCGCCAAACGTCTCTTGCATGATCTTGCCGAGTTCGTTGAATGACGCGCCTTCCTTGACCAGGCCTTTCAAGGATGGGTCTAGTTTGGCGAGGGCGGTGGTTTGGCCGTTGTAGGCCTTTGCAAGGGCGTCTGAGACGCTTGTGAGGTCTTTGCCGGTGGCCGCGGAGATGTCCATTGCCAGTTTCAGGTTTTCGGTGGCGAGGCCTGTTTCGCCCATGCCGCGGGCAAGCACCGAAAGTGCGTTGCGGAGGTCTGTGTCGGCGACGCCGGTAGCCAGCGTCATTGACGAGATCATGTCCTCGGTGGCTTGCACCTGGTCATCGGTTGCGCGGGTCGAGATCTTGAGCTGACGCGCCAACTCAGCCGAAGACTTCTGGTCTTCCATGGCCGCTTTGGCCGCGGCGGCTCCGGCGATTGCTAGGCCGCCAAGCGCGGCCGCCGCCGGTATTGCGGCTTTCTTGATCGCAAACTGTGCTTTTTCGCCGGCTGTCTCGAGTTGCTTAAACTCTTTGATTGCCTTGTCGATGCCTTTGCCGTCAAACTCGGAAATGATGGGAATGTTGATTGCCATTACATTTCCTTGCTTACTCGGCGGGCGGCGTCAAGCACCGAACGCTCCATTTCGGCCTGCACCTTCGGCAGGTTCTTCTCTGCGGCTGGCCACAGGAACCGGGCGACACGACCGAACTTGTTGAGTGCGGTGCCGAGCGGGTTGGCGTTTTTGCCTGCAAACTCGACGATCGTGGCGGCAGGGTCTGACTGTGTCACTTTGATGACGGATCGGGCGTCGCGGCGCGTGTCAACTTTGTGCTTGACGCCCGACCGGGCTTTCTTCGAATCATACGGAAATTTCTTGTTCCCGCGTTGCGTCCAGTTGCGTTCCATGCCCGACAGCAGCTGCTGCGGGTAGGCGTTCTTTCCGTCCTCGACGATTGGGGCGACAATTTGCTTTGCGTCTCGGTTGAACTGTTTGCGGAGCTCTGGGTCGAGTTTGCGGAGGGCTTTGATGGCGTCTTTAGCGCCTGCGACTTCGGTGCTGGCCGTGACACTCATCGGTTTCCTCCTTTGCGCTGCTTGTTAATGATCTCGATGGCTGTGGCCAGATCTCGAGCGGTGAACTCGATCTCCGGCGGCCAATACCCGGTGGCGACTAGGAGCTCGGCTAGGCCTCGGCTCCAGGTGCCATTTGGGAAGGGTTTGCGTCATCGCCCGCCACAACGTCAAGTGTGACGATCTTTTTGAGGTAGTCGTCAAACACGAGCGGGACGGTGATCCCTGCCGTTTTGCTGGCTTCGTAGGCGAGGAAGGCGAGGTCTTCGGCACCGATGCCTGCTGCGAGGTCACCTGCGCGACGCTTGAATTTGCGTTCCCAAGTGACGACGTTGAACAGGTTTGTGGTGACAACCTTGGCTCCTTCGCCGGTGTCGACGCTGATTTGAATTTTCATGGTTCTCCTTGCACGGTTGGAGGGTTGGATCAGGTGATGTCGCGGGCCCAGGTGCCGCCGGTGAAGGTGACTTCCTGGGTGGAGAGCTCGCCGACGGTCGAGTTGACCGGCGTGAACGACTCGAGGAAGCAGCCGGTGATCGTGTACTCGGGGTTCGTGGCCGACTCGGTTGTGCCCGAGGGGCTGATGACGAGCGTGGCGCTGCCGGTGTTGACGGCGTCGTAGAGGGCCGCTTCGACTTCGTTTGCGCCGTAGCTGTTGAACAGCGTGAGGCTGACTTCGACGGACTGCAAGCCTTTGGTGAACTTGTGCCCGGTGTCGCCGAACGCGGTCGACTCGAGGGCGTCGTAGCCGGTGGTGATGGTGCAGGCGCTGCATTGGTCTGACAGGTCGTAGGTCGTGACGCCGACGGTCAGGTTCACAGTCGCATTCCCGAGGAACGTGAGTGTTGCCATGTTTAGTTTCTCCTTGCCGCTATTGCGACTGTCAGGTTGTAGGCGGGTATTACTTGGTCGCCAACGGTGACGGTGGCGGGGCGGCCGCCGGTGACGGCCAGGGTTGTCGACGCCATGATGGTGTCGGCGGTCGTGATCAGGTAGTCCTCGGCGTCTTGGTTGCCGGGTGGCGCGGCGAGGATCAGCAGATCAAAGCGGATGTCTCCGACGTTGTAGGTGAACGAGTCGAACGTCGGCGGGTTGACCAGAACGGTCATCGGGCGGGCGTTTCGCGGGTCGATGACAGCTGCCAAGCCGAGCGCGGTGAGCGCGTTGACGACAGCTGTGCGGGACTCGGCGAAAATGCCTGTTGCGGGCATTAGGCCACCTGGCTGCGGCGTATGCCGAGCAGACGCATGATTTGGCCCATTGTGCCGGTCGGTGCGGTGATCGCCATGTCTTGAAACGATGCAAACGAGTCGACTGAGCCGCGTTCCCGGTACAGGGCCGCGGCGTACATGATTGTGCCGAGCTTGACGGCGCTACTTGGCACGGTGGAGAGGGACTCGCCTTGATAGCCAGCCATCTTCCGTGCCTTGTAGGCCCAAGCGTTGGCGGCATCCGTGCATACCCCAACGAAGGTTGTGTCGTTGGCGGTAGCCACGGAAATACCGAGCCACGACAGAACGTCTGCTGCGACGATCCATGTGCACGTTTCTGTCCAGGTGACGGTGCCCGACATTGAGTCTCGAGCGACGTCGCTGCCAGCCGAAGCGACCAGCAGTTGGTTCGTGATGACGATGTCGGTGTCGTAGACAAAGTCGCCTTCGGTGTCAATGCCCTCGAAGTAGTACACCGGCACAGCGAGCACGGTAAAAGTGCCGTTGAAGCCGGTGGTGCCTGCGACGGTTATCGACTGGCCGATCCCAATTTCTGTCGTCTCTAGGGTCTGCACAATGGCGTAGCCGTCTACCCGCTGGGTGTGGGTGACGGTGAAAACGGCCATTGTGCAGAGCTCCTAAGTGAGACGGTCAGCGGATCAGACGAACGCGGCCTTGATGAACTTCGACGAGTCGATCATGAGCGTGGCGAAGTAGCCGCGCCATGCGATGGTGCGCGAGATCGTCGACGGGTTGTCGATCGAGATTGCGCCCTTCTGCTGTTCGAACACTTCGAAGCCGTCGGGGTGGCCGACGATGAGGGTGCCGGACGGGAAGTTGCGGTCGACGACGACCTGAAGGCCGAAAGCGTTGCCTGCGGTCGATCCGGGCTGGAGCGAGCCGTAGGCGTTCATCGGGCCTGCCTGCGGGAACAGCGGGCGGTCTGCGGTGTCCGAGAGGTTGCCCAGCGACGCCCAACGGTTCGGGGCCATGAAGATGTGGGTCGGCAGGTTGCCATTCGACGACGAAAGGATCGTCGAGGCCGCCGTGTAGATCCACTCGACCCAGTAGGCGGGGTCGGTGACGGACGACGACGTGAAGTTTTGGGTGACGGTTGCACCGGCTTCAAGGGCGTCGGCTGCGACGTTGTCGGTCGTGTTGGCGTAGATGCGCGCCATGTCGTCAAGGATGAGCGACAGCACGTTCGGGTCAGTCCAGTCGAGATCCTGCTCGGAGATCGTGACGTAGCCGCCGTACGCGCCCTTCGTGACCTGGTTGTTGTACACCACGAAGGTGCCGGACTGGAGCGCCGCGTTCTCGGCGGACTGCACAGCCATCGACGTGTGGGTGGTGACTTCGGGACGGATGAACACTTTGCCGCCACCGGGCATTGCCTTGACGCCGACTGCGTCGACGACGGGGCGAAGGCCGCGGAAGTTGTTGTACACCGGGCCGACGATCGGGGTCGGCAGGATGCCGGGCGTGTCGGTGGTGATGACATCGGGGGCCGCGGCGCGGATCGCCTCGGACATCTGGTGCCATGCGGAGCCGCCGGCGATGGCCGCCGACAGGTATTCAGCTGCGGTCGGCAGCTCGACGTGCTTGCGCGCGGTGGCGTAGACGATCGGGCTGACGGGGTGGGTTGCCGGTGCCTCTGGGGCCTCGGCCTGGATTGCTTCTGACACTTGATCCTCCTCGGGGGTGTCTTGTGGGTGGTTTTCGTCGTCCTCTGGGTCGGCCGAGGCGGCGATTTCTGTGATGACCGCGTCAGAAAACGCGGGCACGGCAACAAGCGACAGCTCAATCAGGTCAGCCTTGGAGACGACCATGACGCCTTGCTTGTCGAACTTGAACTTGGTCGGGTTCGCCCCGACGGACACGGAGTCGTATGCCCCGGACTTGAGGAGCGCGACAGCGTCGCGGCTCGCCCGCGTGTCGGCGAGAGTTGCTTCAAACTCAAGCCCGGTTGCGGTGTCGGTCAAGCGGTTGACGACACCACGAAGCTGTGTCAGGTCGTGATTCTCGACAAGTTTGGCGGCTTTCTGGTTGACGTCAAACGAGCCGGGCAGAAACTTGACTTGCTGGCCGCCAGAAACGGTGGCGGTGACATTCCACGGGACAGCAACGCCCGAGATCTTCGGGGCGTATTCTTCGTCGTCTGGGTTGGCTGCGAGGATCTCAACAGCCGCGGTGAACTTGATCATTCAAGCTCCATTTCATCTTCGGTTAGATCGGGTGCGAATTCTTCGCGCTGGATCTCGGGCGACTCAACCATGAATTCCTCGAGGTATTCCTGGACGTCGAACTGACAATGCCTTCCGTTTGGCAAAACATCGTTCATTGACAGGCGCTCTTGGATCGAGTGCAGGATCGGTCGGGCTCCGAACAGGATCAGATCCTGGCGGGACTGTTGCGCGTTCTGGTATGTCATGCCGGACTGGTCAATACCCAAGAGATACCCGGGGATGTCCAGCAGGCGGGCCATCTCAAGCGCCTGGTATTTGCGCGACTCGACAAGCTGCAATTTGCTCGGATCGCTTGAGAATTCTTTCCATTCGACGGCGCTGTTGAGTGCGCCGATCGCCGAGACGCGACGGGCATTTGCCCAGGCGGCAGCCAATTCGCCCAGCTCTTCGGACGACATCGGTTCAGAGTTGCTGGTCTGCTGAAGGTATCCGGCAGCAATTTCGGTTGCGGAGAAGCGTTCGGCGGCCTGATCAAGGCGTAGCGAGACGCCGACGGCGCGGCGGCCTGCGTAGACGATGCCCTGGTTAGGCGACAGGAACGTGATGACGTTGCTGACGTCAAGCGGCAGGCCGTTGAACTCAAGATCATCCGGCATACCGAACCATTCGGGGCTGGCAGGCATCTTGGTT